TTTTACACTTGTTCGAGGTACTAGGATTTCCTTTGTTACGAAAAATACGGAAATTTCTAGGACTATCTGTACCGAGCCACTTCTGAACATGCTTGTTCAGAAAGGGATAGGTTCATTGTTAGAGTCTTCACTGTCACGTAGGTATGGTATTAACCTCCAGTGGCAGGCGGACAAAAACAGAGAACTTGCGAGGGTCGGAAGCTTAGATGGGTCTTTTTGTACTATCGACTTGTCTTCTCTTCTGATACAATCTCGCTTCGGATGCTGCGTGATGTACTGCCGAGGCTCCCACTAGCTTGGCTTTGCATGGCGCGGTCTGAAGTTACGACACTACCTGATGGTAGTGAAGTACCGCTACATATGGTGTCGTCTATGGGGAATGCTTTTACATTTCCATTACAGACGATCCTTTTCAGCTGCATCGTGGTTGGATGTTACCGAGCTTTAGGCATTCGCCCTAAGTTTGGTCGTGGTGACCCCAACTCAAAAGGTTGGTACCTCACTCCGAAAGATCGAAATTCCGAGCGCTTTGACACGCTTGGTAATTTTAGCGTTTTCGGCGATGACATAATCGTGTGCCGTGAGGCATATGATCTTGTAATTCGCATGCTAAAATACTTCGGTTTTCAACCCAATCCCGAGAAGAGTTTTGCTGACGGGCCTTTCCGTGAATCATGCGGCCAGGATTACTGGTCTGGGTACAATGTTCGCGGCATTTACTGCCAGTCGTTGGACTCTAAGCATGATACATACTCGCTGATCAACAGACTCAACGATTGGGCTGCTAATCATGGGGTTGTCCTAAACCATACGATGTCTTGGCTCTTCAGGCAGGTCCGGTTTATTCCGGTCCCGCCATGGGAGTCAGACGTCTCAGGTATCAAGGTTCCCCTAGATTTCGCTGGCCCTCTGCGAAGGGATAGACATACTAAGAGTATCATCTATCTTCGGTATGTTCCTCGTCAAAAGGAACTATCTCTGCTCAACGTTGATGCACTCGCTAGGATCCCTAGAGGTTTTTACCATAATCCTCCTGGTATTCTTTTGAGTGCTGTTGGCGGCTATGTACGGAACGGATCTATCGTTGAACGTCAACGACAGGTTCGATACACAAGACGGATTTCCATTAGTCCATGTTGGGACTGGTGGGATCCGACTCATTCGCGCATTTTGACGAGTGAGGGGTGGCGCCGCTGGGTAACCAGCAGCGTCTGGCTACATCTGGGGAAGACGTAGCCAAGACCCAGGG